TAGATTATCTCAACAATATGGTGAGGAAGCAGGAGCAGGTGGTAACGTAACCTGGTATAAAGGTCAATTAACTTTAACTAACGGTGTTCAAGACTATGATTTATCATTATGGGCAGAAGAAAACGGAATTGTAGGTGGAATAGAAATTAAAAATGTTTGGTATCAACCTCCTCCTGCTGTCAATCAATTATATTCTCCTTCTCTATTAATGGGTCAGGGTGGTCTAGGAGGCGTCCCCCCAGCAGGTTTATATGGATTTGGATATGGAACTGTTAATTATTTAATGATGCCCACAAGTTATGTTATGCAAAATTTACAAGCCATTGAAATGCAAAACACAGTTATGTTTTCCAATTATACTTTTAATATTATAAACAATATACTTTCAGTATTTCCTGTTCCTGGAACAGGAATGACTGGGGATGATTTTGATGGGGGAGAGGATTTAGGATATGGTCAATATTTAGTATTTGATTTTATTAAAATTCAAGATAGAATAGATGCAGCTTTTTCTAATGGTACTAATAAAATTACAAATGTTGGAAATGCACCTTATGTGAATCCTACTTACTCAAATATCAGTTCAATAGGTAGAAGTTGGATTTTTGAATATACTTTAGCTAAAGCTAAAGAAATGTTAGGTTTAACTCGTAACAAATATTCATCAATCCCTATTCCTGGAGCTGAAGTAACACTAAATGGTAATGAATTAACCTCAGCAGCAGCATCTGAAAAAACAGAATTAATTACAAGATTAAGAGATTATTTTGATCAAACTTCACGTCAAGCATTACTTGAAAGAAGAGCAGCAGAATCTGTAGCTCGTGTACAAGAGATAAACCAAGTTCCTATGACAATATTTATAGGATAATATGGCATTATATGGACAAATGAGAGATATTAGTATGTTTCGATTTGTGAATCGCGAATTGATGCAAAAAATTATTTCTGAACAAGTAGTATTTTATAAATATAATGTTACAACAACTAAAGTAAATATGTATGGTGAAGCATTTGAAGGTAGAAATTTTGCAGACCCAGTATTATTATTTTCATTAATTGATATAGGAGACCAAACCTCCCCAGTAGATGATTTTGGTGTAGGATTTAAATGGCCTGTTACTTTTAAGTTTTTAAGAGATGATTTAGTTGATGCTAGTTTACATCCTGGACAAGGAGATATTATTATGTGGCAAGAAGGATATTATGAAGTAGACAACGTTAACGCAGTTCAATTTTTTGTAGGTAAAGATCCTGATTATCCTTATTTAGATGGCGCTGGAAATAACCCTTATGAAACAGATTTAGGTCAGTTTGGATATAATGTATCAATTATTTGTGAATGTCATTATGTACCATCAGACAGAGTAAATATTCAATTATCAAGATTGTAATGAGTAACGGAAGATTAAATAAACCAACCCCAAAAACTCAACGTGAAATTAGTGTTGAACAACATCAATCAACGTATGTACCCGCAGGCAATCCAAATTATGCCGACCCTAATGTTTCTGGTGTTAATCGTGCATTACAAACATCATTTCGCGACGATAATACAAAACCTTTTAGTATTGGTATTAAAGATATCGATGAAGCTGTATTTTATTATTTTGAAAATGTTATTCAACCTTCTGTTATACAAAATGGTGCTCGTTTACCTGTTCCTATAATTTATGGTTCTCCTGAAAAATGGAAATCATTCCAAAAAGATGGTTACTACAGAGATCAAAAAGGTAAAATAATGGCTCCTTTAATTATGTTTAAACGTGAGTCAATGGATAAAGTTAGATCTGTTGGTAATAAATTAGATGCTAATAATCCTCATAATTATAGTGTTTCGACTAAAAAATATGATTCAAGAAACTCATATGATAATTTTAAAGTGTTAACAAACAGAATTCCTGAAAAACAATATTATGCAACAGTAATTCCTGATTATTTAACTATAACATATACATGCGCTGTGTTTACGTATTATGTAGAGCAACTTAACAAAATAGTTGAATCTATAGAATACGCCTCAGATGCATATTGGGGTGACCCACAAAGATATAAATTTAGAGCTATGATTGATTCTTTTGGATTTCAAACTGAATTAGCTCAAGACGAAGAAAGAATAGTAAAAAGTACTTTTAACATTAGACTAAATGGATATATTGTTCCCGAAATCTTACAAAAAGATATTAACTCTCTTAAAAAATTCTCAGATACAACAAAAATTATATTCTCAGTTGAAGCCTCTTCATTGGATGCCTTATATAATGGTCAAGACAATGGCAATGGAACTATCACTACCCCAGAAACAATAAAAGCTCTGGAAGTAAAGAAAAAAGTCAATGCAATATGATCCTTTTCCAATATTTATATAAGATAAATCCTGAAGAATGGCTCAAGTAAGATTTTTAGACCAAGTTCCAGTTGGTGTATATCAAGTAAATCCTGCCGGTGGTGGGGGTACTATTGATATTTACCAGAATGGTACATTAGTTAGTTCTAGTGTACCGTTTTTAAATTTCTCAGGTTCACAAGTAGAATTATCTACTTTTGATGCTACTGGTGTAACAGTATATATTTCAGGTTCAGGAACAGGATTCCCATTTTCAGGATCTGCAGTAATTACTGGATCTTTATTGATTTCTGGTTCAAATCCTTTCGTAGTAGTAGGATTACCTGAACAAGATATCAATTATATCTTAACATATAACCCAGCTAATGGACAAATTGGTTACGTAAATACAACTTCAGGTACAAGTGGATTTGCTGGTTCTTCAGGAACAGCAGGTGTATCAGGAACTTCAGGTACAAGTGGTACATCAGGTACATCAGGTGCGGGTGGTACTTCAGGTGCTAGTCGTACTTCAGGTACAAGTGGTACTTCAGGAACTTCAGGTGTAGATGGAACTTCAGGTGTAGATGGAACTTCAGGAACTAGTGGAACTAGTGGAACAAATGGTTCAACTGGCACATCAGGTTTAAGTCAAACAGCCGGAACATCCGGTACAAGTGGTACTAGTGGGACTACAGGTAGTACTGGTACTTCAGGCCAATCAAATAATAGTGGTACTTCAGGAACAAGTGGTACTAGTGGTACAGCTGGTTCAGTAGGTACTTCAGGAAATGCAGGATCAAGTGGATTATCTCAAACCTCAGGAACAAGTGGTACAAGCGGTACTGCAGGTTCTTCAGGAACTGAAGGTTCTTCTCAAATATCAGGTACTAGTGGTACTTCTGGTACTTCAGGTACTAATGGTGCTATAGGAACATCAGGTGCAAGTCAAACAGCAGGTACTAGCGGTACAAGTGGAACTTCAGGTACGGCAGGTTTAGCAGGAACAAGTGGTGCTAGCCAAACAGCAGGTACTAGTGGTACATCAGGAACTTCAGGTTCTGCTGGTTCAGCAGGTGTTGCTGGAGCTTCAGGAGCTTCAAGTACAAGCGGTACTAGTGGCACATCAGGAAGTACCGGTACATCAGGTGCTGATCAAACCTCAGGAAATTCAGGTACTAGTGGTACATCAGGTACTACAGGTTCAGCAGGTACTTCAGGTGATTCTCAAACTGCAGGCACTTCAGGAACTAGCGGTACTAGTGGTACTACCGGTTCAGTAGGTTCATCAGGACAATCAGGTACTAATGGTACAAGCGGTACTTCAGGTACTAGCGGTACTTCAGGTGATAGTCAAACAGCAGGTACTAGCGGTACATCAGGTACAGCAGGATCTGCTGGTACTTCAGGAGATGCTGGTACAAGTGGCAATTCAGCAACATCAGGAACTAGTGGAACAAATGGTTCGAGTGGTACAAGTGGTAATACAGGTACTTCAGGTGTTTCATCAACTTCAGGCACATCAGGTACTTCAGGAACAAATGGTTCAAATGGTACCAGTGGTAACGCAGGAAATAGTGGTGCTTCTTCAACAAGTGGAACAAGCGGTACTAATGGTTCAAACGGAACCTCAGGAAATGCAGGCTCTTCAGGTGCTAGTGCAACTTCTGGTACTAGTGGAACAAATGGTTCAAACGGAACCTCAGGAAATGCAGGCTCTTCAGGTGCTAGTGCAACTTCTGGTACTAGTGGAACAAATGGTTCTGCAGGTACAACAGGTGTAGCAGGTACTAGTGGAGCTAGTGTTACATCTGGTACTAGTGGTACATCAGGTACAGCAGGTAGTACGGGTACTTCAGGTAATAGCCAAACAGCGGGTACAAGCGGAACAAGCGGAACGAGCGGAACTGCTGGTAGTACAGGTACATCAGGCCAATCAGAAAATTCAGGTACTTCAGGAACTTCTGGTACATCCGGTACTTCAGGTTCAATAGGTACTTCAGGAAATAGCCAAACAGCTGGCACAAGCGGCACTTCAGGTACAAGCGGTACAGCAGGTTCAATAGGAACCTCAGGAAATAGCCAAACAGCAGGCACAAGTGGAACTTCAGGTACTTCAGGTACAGCTGGTTCATCAGGAACTAGCGGTGCTGATGGTTCATCAGGTGTAAGCCAAACTTCAGGTACCTCAGGTACATCTGGTAGTAATGGTACTTCAGGTAACGCCGGAAATAGTGGTACAAGTAGCACTTCAGGTACATCAGGTACTAGTGGTTCAACTGGTACAAGTGGTTTATCACAAACTGCAGGTACATCTGGTACATCAGGAACATCAGGTTCAACAGGTACTTCAGGAAATAGTGAAACTTCAGGTACTAGTGGTACAAGCGGTACTTCAGGTTCAACAGGTACTTCAGGAAATAGCCAAACAGCTGGAACTTCAGGAACAAGTGGTACAAGCGGTACCGCAGGTTCAACAGGTACTTCAGGTCAATCAAGTTCAGCAGGCACATCAGGAACAAGCGGTACTTCAGGTACTGCTGGTTCAAACGGAACTAGTGGTAATGCAGGTAATAGCGGTACTTCTTCAACAAGTGGTACATCTGGAACCTCAGGTTCAACAGGTACTTCAGGTTTAAGTCAAACTGCTGGAACAAGCGGTACTTCAGGTACCTCAGGAACTTCAGGTTCTACAGGTACAGCAGGTATTTCCGGTTCTTCAAATACAAGTGGAACAAGTGGCACTTCAGGTACAGCTGGTAGTAGCGGTACTGCAGGCCAATCAGGTGCTGATGGTACTTCAGGTACAAGTGGAACAAGTGGTACAGCCGGTAGTATAGGTACATCCGGAGCTAGTCAAACAGCTGGTACATCAGGTACAAGTGGAACGGCTGGTAGTGCAGGTACAGCTGGAAATAGCCAAACTGCTGGAACAAGTGGCACTTCAGGAACATCAGGTACAGCTGGTAGTAACGGTACATCAGGTAATTCAGGTGCTTCAGGTACTAGTGGAACTTCAGGTACATCAGGTACTTCAGGTTCTACAGGTACTGGAGGTAATGCAGGTAATAGTGGTACAAGTAGTACTTCAGGTACTTCAGGTACTTCAGGTTCAACTGGTACATCAGGTTTAAGTCAAACAGCTGGAACTTCAGGTACAAGTGGCTCTTCAGGTTCTTCAGGTGCTGCTGGTTCAGCAGGAACTAGCGGTACTTCAGGAACTAGTGGAACAGCAGGTTCCTCAGGAACTTCAGGAAATTCAGGCGCTGCTGGTACATCAGGTACTAGTGGTACATCCGGTACTAATGGTTCAATTGGTACTTCAGGAAATAGTCAAACAGCAGGCACAAGCGGCACTTCAGGTACAGCTGGATCTGCAGGTACATCAGGTGCAAGTTCATCAGCTGGTACTTCAGGAACAAGTGGTACTAGCGGTACATCTGGTTCATTAGGAACTTCAGGAGTAAGTGGTGCAGCTGGTTCAGCAGGTACTTCAGGTACATCTGGAACTAGTGGTACAGCTGGTTCAAATGGTACAAGTGGTAACGCTGGAAACAGTGGTACAAGTAGCACAAGTGGAACAAGTGGTACTTCTGGTAGTACAGGTACAAGTGGTTTATCACAAACTGCAGGAACAAGCGGTACTAGTGGTACTAGTGGAACAGCAGGTTCAATAGGAACCTCAGGAAATAGTCAAACTGCCGGAACCTCAGGTACAAGTGGTACTTCAGGTACAGCTGGATCTATAGGTACAGCAGGCCAATCAGGAAACTCAGGTACATCCGGTACTTCAGGTACAAGTGGAACAGCAGGTAGTGTAGGTACCTCAGGAAATAGTCAAACAGCAGGCACTTCAGGTACATCAGGTACTTCAGGCACAGCAGGTTCAATAGGAACCTCAGGAAATAGTCAAACAGCTGGTACTTCAGGTACAAGCGGTACTTCAGGTACAGCTGGTTCAAATGGTACAAGTGGTATTAGTGGAGCTGCAGGTACTTCAGGTACAAGCGGTACTTCAGGTACAGCTGGTTCAAATGGAACTAGCGGTAACGCAGGAAATAGCGGTACAAGTTCAACAAGTGGTACTAGTGGAACAAGTGGTTCTACTGGTACATCAGGTTTAAGTCAAACAGCCGGAACATCCGGTACAAGTGGAACTTCAGGTTCTACAGGTACAGCAGGTAATTCTGGTTCTTCAAATACAAGCGGTACTTCAGGAACTAGTGGAACAGCTGGTTCTAATGGTACAGCAGGAGTAAGTGGTGCTTCAGGTTCAGCAGGTACAAGTGGTACAAGTGGTACTTCAGGAACAAATGGTTCAGCAGGTACTTCAGGTGCTTCTCAAACTGCTGGAACTAGCGGTACAAGTGGTACCTCAGGAACTTCAGGTTCAATAGGAACAAGTGGAGCTTCACAAACAGCAGGTACAAGTGGTACTAGCGGTACTTCTGGTACAGCAGGATCTACAGGTACATCAGGTATTAGTGGAAATGATGGTACAAGCGGTACTTCAGGTACTAGTGGAACAAACGGTTCAACTGGTACAGGAGGTAATGCTGGTAATTCAGGTACAAGCAGTACTTCAGGTACTAGTGGTACTTCAGGTTCTACTGGTACTTCAGGTTTATCTCAAACTGCTGGTACAAGTGGAACTTCTGGAACTGCTGGCTCTGCTGGTACAGCAGGAATATCAGGTGCTAGTCAAACAGCTGGAACTAGTGGTACAAGCGGCACTTCAGGAACAGCTGGTTTAGCAGGTACTTCAGGCAATTCAAGTGCTTCTGGTACATCAGGTACTAGTGGTACATCCGGTACTAATGGTTCAATTGGCACTTCAGGAAATAGTCAAACATCAGGTACTTCAGGAACAAGCGGTACAGCAGGTAGCGCAGGTACTGCTGGTGTTTCCCAAACAGCTGGAACTTCAGGAACAAGTGGTACAAGCGGTACCGCAGGTTCAATAGGGACATCAGGTATAAGTGGTGCTAGTGGTTCAGCTGGTACATCAGGTACAAGTGGTACTAGTGGTACTACAGGATCAAATGGTACATCAGGTAATGCTGGTAACTCAGGAACTAGTTCAACAAGTGGAACTTCAGGAACTTCAGGTTCAACAGGTACAAGTGGTTTATCACAAACAGCAGGTACAAGCGGTACAAGTGGTACTTCAGGTACAGCAGGTAGTGCAGGTACAGCAGGTCAATCAGGTGCTTCTCAAACAGCAGGTACTAGCGGTACATCAGGTACTAGTGGTACTGCTGGTTCAAACGGTACTTCAGGAAATTCAGGCGCTTCTGGTACATCAGGTACTAGCGGCACTTCAGGAACAAACGGTTCAATAGGAACCTCAGGTAATTCAGGTGCTGCTGGTACA